CTTGTCAGGGAACCAAGAGATGTAGAACCTTCCTGTATTCTCTGGAGTCCACACAACCTCACCGTCTTTCTCGCCATTCTTCCAGTGGAAGTTACCACGGGTAATCATCTGGCCCTTGATCATAGAGTCATTGTAATCGATCTGCTGGTATATCTTGGTCAGGTTGAACAGAGACTGCTTGCTCTCGTCACGGAATGCGTGAGACTCTGTTCGTGGGAACTGACGATAAAATTCGTTCAGTGCGTCCGAGTCAGACTTCAATGACTGTACCTCGTTCTCCCAGTAGTCGACAACGCTGTTGGATATCCATCCACCGTCTATCCCCTTGATCGGCTCTTCCGGCTTCTCAAGTACCGGCCATCCATGCTCGTCGATGAATCCCTCGAAGTTCCACTCCATTGGGATAAATAAAGCATAAAGCCCGCTCTTTGTCTGCCCGTTCTGGCTTCGCTTCCTTGGGTCTGAGTCATTATAGAGCACCTTGTACCCAGATCCGCCCTTGTCCATTGCGTTAGAGGTAGATCCCATCATGCACTTGCCGATGATCCTAGAACCCAAACGAAGACAGGTCTTTGTCACACGCCAGTTGGTCTCGATATTGTTTGGTGGTGTCCACTTGGCGCTCTCGTCATGAATGAGCAGCTTCAGCTTCTCTCCGTCATAACTGTTGTCTGCCGTGTTCTTCCAGTCGATGGACGTGTCGAGGCCCTCGATGTCCTCCTCGTTCTTGTCCATGTTATTGCGTGTGATCTTGGACGCAGGCACACGGAAACCGAGCTCAGTCTTAGGCTTGTCCATACCATCCTGCACCGGCTTGAAGAAGAACGGGTAATTTGTAGATATGGGCACGACCTTGTCCGTGAACATGATCTTGGCATCGGATCCGGTCTTAGACAGGATGCCGAGCCTTGCATTCTTTGTAATAGTACCAATGTTCACCAGCTCGGATGAGCTCATAAACGAGAAACCAGAGCGCCTGTTCTTGAGGTAGCACATGCCGAAGCACCTTGTGTCTGCCTTGCAGGCCTCCCAGTAAATGAAGAATATGCGGTTAGACTCACGGAACTCCGGCAGACCGATATCGATCTTTGTCCACTGGAGGTACATGTAGTGTGTGCCGGTAATGTATGTCTTTTGCTTCTTGTTGAGGAACCAGAATCCGTGCTCTCTCCTGTCAAACTCTGTCTCGATGTAGTCGACCCACTTTCCCTTGAACTGGTTGTCGTACTTGTTCCAGTCGAATATTGTCTTTAGCTTGGAAAGCTCCTTTGGATATTCTTGTGGTACCCACTTGCCCCCGCGGTCCTCTACATGCTTTGGAAACGGCAACGCTATCTTTAGTCCGTTGATCTCGTAGACCGGGCCGATTGTACCGTCCTTGGAGATTACGATTACGTCGTACTTGGGGTTATAGCCGTACTCCCACGAGCCTTCCTTGTTGCCCTTGGTCAATACATCCTTTGGTATCGGATCCTTTATAACCTCGTACAGCCTGCTCATTTAGAGAATCTTTCTGCAAATCCCTTCTTGGTCTCTACAGACGCAGATACCTTGGCCTCCGGAGTCTCCAGCATGTTACGCTCCTCCTGTATCCTCTTGAGGATGTCGAATGCGTCCATGATGGCCAGCTTCTTGGTGGCAGCAGCGTTCTTCAGCTTGTCGGCAGACAGGTCCGTCTCTGAGTTGTTATTCAGGATCGGCTCCTTTGCCACCGCGATCAGCTCGTGTATAGCCTTCTCTGCGGCCTCTATAATCTTTTCCTTAAATTCTTTCTCGGTCATAGTGCCACGCATATGTTCTTGCTAAACATCCGGTACAGCTTCTCTCCGTCCACTGTGAACGGGTACTCGCTCTCCGGCTGGAAACTGATCGTGTCACCGTCCTTGAGCCCCTTAGAGTAGAGGTACTCGTTTCCGTACTTGAGGATCCCGACCAGCGGTGCCTCCATGTCAGTACTCTTGATAATAGTGGAGTTATCGTTCTCCAATGGCTTGACCATGCAGTACGGGTGCGGGGCCTTCCAGACGTCTTCGTGCTTGTACAAAAAGAACTGATCGAAGTCGATAAAGAAGGTCTTGTCCCTAAAGTGAGATGGCCCGTACTTCTCCTTTCCACGTACATCGAAGTACTTCCTGAACACGTTATGGTGTACCATGAGTGTGTCACCGGGAACGATCTCCCCAGTGTAACCGATCGGAGTGGCGATGACCGTAGCAAATCGATTGGTTGCCGTGTGGTCCTCCTTTGATGAGCTCAGTATGAGCCCGTAATCTGTTGTGCTGTCGTAAAGCTTGTCGCCAACAGGCTCTACCACAAAGTAGAGCGGTGATTTCATTTTATTTAAAAGTCTATATCGTATTCAATTGAGATTGGCATGTTGCTGTTGAAGGTCTTCCAAAGCATCATACCAGAGGCATTCTTGATCCAAACGGCTACGGTCCCGTCGTCCTTTAATAGCATGAGAGATATCTTGTACTCGCCACGAAGCACGTCCTGACCAAGCACGTAGTGCATGGCATCAGACTTGTAGTCCTGGCCTATAGACACCTTCCTTACGATCATAACGCGATCCAGCCCGTAGACTTGTACTGATACGTTCCCTCGGTTGCGTCTGTCTGGTAAACCAACTGACCGACAACTGGAGATACGATAGCGAGTCTCTGAGCTTGTGTAACTTTAGGGGCTCCCGCTCCGAATGTGTAGACAGCAACCGCATCAACGGTCGTGTTATTTGTCGCACCACCGGCGGGTGTGTTAGACATCAAAAGCTTCTCAGTACCCACCAGTGCGATGTCTACCGTATAGTTGTTAATATTGCCCATCTTTTATTTCTCCTGTGTTTAGGTCGATAACAACGTTACCGTACTTCTCTTGTAATTCTCCTTGCAGGCTAGTCAACTCCTCGGCGGTGTTCTCAATATCAAAGATAAGAGCAGGCTTACGGTTGTTCAAGCGAGACAAGTTTACCTCAATGTCAGCGATCTCTTCCTTTAGGTTCTTTACCTTTGAGCTTAAAGATCTAAGCGATTCTAATTCTTGTGTTTCTAACGATTTCATTTAAGTACAAATCTAATGATAATAATTAACAATAACAAGGTACCGAACGCAATTGCCAAAGATTTCCAGAAAGGATCGTTCTTATAAGATACTGTTGGTGGCAAGCTGAAAGGGATCTTCGTAGTAATACGTATGGTATCTGACTTACACTTGGTGTAAACTTTAATCACATTGTCCCTTCGGATCACCTGCGTGTATACAAAGCTGTCCTCAAGTGTGATGGTATCGTAGCAGGTGGTAAAGAAGCTATCGGTAAGCACACGCTCCTTTGTTACGAACTGGGTATCGTGAACCAATACCGTATCCCTACTCAAGAGTAGTGATGGGTCCTTCTTGATAGCACGCTTCAAGTGCCAGTTGGCACCGCATGATGTGAGCAACAATATAGCAACTGCGTATTTTAACATTTCCATCTCTTGCGTGCCTGTCTGAGGCGCGAGTTCGGGTCTGCAGCTGCCTTCGGGAAGTCTGCCATCTGACCGGCGCTACGAGCACAGAATGACTTGCGTCTCTTTGCGTCTGCGCTGCCTGCCTTTACCTTGCCCGTTACGGCTGTCTTTAGCTTGCTTCCTGGATTGGCCTTGCGATACGCAGCTACGCCCTTAGCAGTCATGCCTGCACCCTTGCTCGTTGGCAAGTAGTTGGCACCCTTTCCGGTGGTAGTCTTTGCTATCGGCTTATCCTTCGGCATTGTCTCTGTTAGCAAACTTGTCGATGCTTGTGAATCCAAGGCATGCGATCACCACAAACTCAACCGCGGCTACTAGGTCCTTGCTAGGAGCGATCTCCTCTGGGCTCAAGCTGTTGTGTGCCATGGTCGCAAAAAGGACTAAGGCCCCCACGATCCCCACGACACGCTTGGAAGAGATCTCGCCCTTGTCACCCTTGAACATTTCCATTAATTTTTTCATTGATGCAAAGTTACACAACATCGGTGATAATTCCATCTTTAACATATATAGTCCTTGTAGTGTTCCAGGTCTCTCCTTGAACAGTAAAAGAACCAGTGTACCCCTTGGTGTTTACTTTTTTTAATATATAGTCTATAGACTTTCTTATGTCTGCAAGATACTCGGAGTATTTGGTCGGCGGCCTGAACATTACTTCTTGCTTGACTTGCCATTTGAGGCGTTTCTAGCCCTGTTGAGAGACTTGCTCTCTAGAACCATCTTGCCGTTCTTGGTGTGAGAAAGGTCTTTCGACATAGCCGCTCGCTTACCGTAAATGCCTCGCTCGCGTGCCTCAGCGTTCAGCTCACTGCGATACGCCCGGCGTTTGGGGGAAGACTGATACTCTTTTTCTTTTGAATAATCTCGGCCAGTAACTTTGTTACTGCCCGGCCTAGTGTTTTTCCCTGTAATCTTTGCCATCTAAGTACTCTCCTATAATGTATGAAATTCCGATTGTAAAGGTAATGAATAATAGCCCGAACAAGAATCCCTGTAGCATCACTTTCTCTTTACAGAGCCAGATGCCTTGCGGCACTTAGCAATAGCCTGTGACGCCTTTGCGGACGGGAAGACAGAGTACTGTTCCTTTACCTTGGTGTAGCAAGCGTCTTTCATTATCCTTGTCTGTTATAGGGTTTAGAGCTTTTGTGCTTGTTCACGTGCTTGGTGTGCCGGCGCAATTTCTTGCGTGGCTTTGCTCTGAAGGTGGATACGTTTGACTTTACTTTTGCTGCCATAGGTACATTCTAAAATAGTCGAACTCTTCTT